TTGTAGATCTTGATGCCTGCAATTTCGATGATGCCCTGGCCGCCTTGCAGCGCAGTGCCTTGCTCGTCCCTATTCACCAATCCGTTGCTGCCAACAGCTTGGATAAGTTCATAGTATTGGCGAGGGTTAAGTACACCCACGCGGCCTTCGGAACTAACACCCTTTTCGTCAAGTGCAGCCGCAGCGTCATAGAAAGCTGCCACAAGTTTGGCAGAATCGTATGCATCAGAAGCAGCAGTACCAGAGGAACCAACACGAATTTGGGTTCCGCCGGGCTCGATGAAAGAGGACTTTTGCACAGGAGACTTAGCCCGAGCACCGCGAGTAATTGCACGGAAGATCAGACGGTCATATTTTTGTGCGAGTGCATATCCGATCTTCTTAGAGATTTCGGAACGCAAATCGTAGTGAGAAAGTGTTTCATCAAGGTCGTAAACGAATGCACTGGAGATCAGCAGATCGTCAACGGTGATGGTCTTCTCAGCCACCGGAGGTGCGCCGTCGCTGTTACCAAGAATGGCATTTCCCGGCGTATGATATTCAGCAGTCGTGCGACCGGTGTAGATGAACTGCATTGACTTTCCGTTGGAAAGTGTACGCTTCATCACCATGTCACGGGCGATTGCGTTGTACTCGAAGCCCTTGAACATCTCACCAGAGAAGAGCTTCAGATAAAGAGCGCGGCTATCTGCAGCGCCATTAAGACTACCAGGCCGTGAAAGGCTAGTAGTCAGGTCAGAACTTTGATGTGCCATTGTAAGGAGTAAATAGTATTAACCAACTCCCAAACGTTTGAGAAAATTTTGTAGCAAATTTTTTGTGGTCTATCCCACCGTCTAGACGGCTAATGGGTATCCGCGTACGGGCCAAAAGCCAAAGCAGGGCAGGTCCTACTCCGAGGTGCCTACCCCACAGGCGTGGCTGCTTTCCGGTCAGCCACTCCTTAAACCGTCCTTCGGGCTTTACAAATGTGGAAAGCTCGTTACTTTATATGTGAGGGGTGCAGAAGGTCAGGACTTCTTAGTCTTGGCCTTTTTTTCTCCCTGTTTTTTTGTATTGACAGGTCCGTAATAAGTTACGGACGCTTGTGCTTTGTTACTTTGATGCGACATTGCGCTTGACAACGTAGGCAACGCCCCGATAGGTCAGGACGATTTCTTTTTTCTGTGCAGTTTGAGACATGAGAAACTCCAAAAACCTTACCCCCCGTTCCATGAGTAAGATGCCTGCGTCCCGAAGGATGAACGTACGGCTGGAGTCTATTTCTTTTTTGCAGTCTTGGCAGAACGCCGGAAGTTAGCAGCAGTGGGCGCACCCTTGCTGCCAGGCTTCCTCATTTTTTCTCCACTGCCTGCAGCGATGCGCTTACGTTTGGCGTGGATGTTAGCGTACAATCCTCGTTTAGCCATAAGTCTTTTTAGATTTCTTTTTAGCGAGAGGTAGCTGTGGTCCAGTCCGCTTAAGAAATGTTTCTTTCTCGTGCGGGTTGTTTGTGCTTTTACCTTTGTTGTAAATCTTTTGTTTCTTTTGTGCACCTCTGTGGCCTGGGCCAATGTCAAAGGACTGCGAAACAAAATTGCTGTTGAAGGCTTTTTGATCAACTCGTTTGCGGTTCATTAGCATTTCCATTTGCGTAGTGCAAGAGCCTTCCGTGTGGGACGACCCTTGCTGTCTTTCATTGGTCCTTTCACACCAGACATACGGGCACAGAAAGAACGCTTGCGTGGTCCGCCTTCAGGCTGTGGTGCCTTCAGGTTAGACCCTGTAGCTCTGTTGTATTTACGACGACCGGCAGCAGTCAAGCCACCGGACCGTGATTTGTGTGTACCGATCTTTAGACTTACAGAACGGGTACTACTTTTTGTAGCCTTTGCCACCTTTCTTGCCTCCGCAAGAGCCTTTACCTTTGTGTGCCATTACTTCATCCTCCGGCTACGCAGTTTCTTGAAGTCAGCAGCATCAATCTTATTTGGATTGCCAGCTTGACGTGCAATCTTTTTTTGTCCGGTGGTCAACCGCTTAGCAGGTTTTGCAGCGGTGGTCTTCTTTTTTGGACGGCCAACTTTGTTGCCGTATGTTCCAGGTCCGTAAGGCATGTCAGAAATCTAGGTCAGAGTATTCGAGTTTTTCCATAACTTCCATACGATATGCAGGGTCGCGGTCATAGCGAGGGTCCTGCATAGCACGGACAACTTCGGCCTGGCTGCGGAATGCTTCACGAGGTGCAGCCGCACGGCCTTGCAACATGTCTCCTTCGTATCCCATAGCGTCAGTGTACCTAGCGTTAATAGCTTGTAGTGCGAGATTGATAGCAGCCAAGTTGCCAGACTCAACCAGTCCGTCGTAGGCAGCTACCTCTTCAGGTGATAGGTTTGTCGCTGCCCACGACGTCAGTTGTTCATAGCTTTCTTCACCGCCGACAGAATTATAGATAGAACTTACTTCACCATCAGACAACTCGACAGACTGAGGAGCTGCAGGTTCTTGGTCTTGCAGGCGCATGTATGCATCAACAAGTTCCTCACTTGACATCTCCTTAAACTGTTCGTAAGTCTCAGGAGTCAGCTCACCATTCTCTGCAAACTCTTGTTCTGCTGCAGTAATGAAGTCTGCTACAGGATCTTCAGATGGTTCTTCGTCAACATCTGGATACTCAACATCCTCGCCTTCGGTCTCTTCACCGTCGCCAAGTTTCTTTTGCAGTTCCAGGTATGCCTTCTCTAGTTCCTGTGCGTTGCGGTATTTACCAGCAAGCATCTGTTCCTGGTCTGCCTCCATCTGCTCACCAATGGCGAGAGTTTCAGCGTCACGTTGTTCAGCTTGCTGGATTGCTTGTGGATCGTTGCTCGGATCGTATGTAAGAATTTCAGCCATTAAGATTCAGGTGGTGCAAGGGCTTCAGAGATCATCTCCTCAGCATTGGGATTCTTAGTCGGGTCTGCCATAGGCGTTTTCAGCAGTTGTGGTGCCTGTTGCATCATCATCATTTCCTGCTGTTGTTGCATCTCAGCTTCCTTCTCAGCTTGCTGGTCTTGCATACTCTTCACAAGGTTGAGAACATCAATGCCTTGTGCAGCAGCCAACCGCTTGATAGCTTCGTCGGGATTGAGATACTTCATCATTGCCTCAGGACCCAACGTCTGTGCAATGGTTGTAATGAATGCGGTCAAAGACTCACGGTCTTGGCCGCGACCTAAAGCATTGATACCTGCCACGATGGTTGGGCTGACCAGATCTTTAGGAATCTTGGGCAGTTGTCCAGACCGTTGCAAAACCAACAGCTTTCGGTTTAGGTAAGGGACAAGGAACTCAACAGTCAAGAGGGAGAATAGTCCACCGAGACTTTGTTCCAATTCAAGTTGTGTGAGGCGTACCTCTTCTGCAGTTGTGCGTTCTGATTGGCGTACCGACAGAACAAGAAATGCCTCTGCAATCCTGCGCTCAAGTGTTTGCATCTGCTGTGCTGCCGTAGCGAAGTCAGCAGTCTTACCTACCTGCACAACACCAACATCATCAGGTCGTCCTTGAATGATCGCACCGTTCCCAGCAGCGGCTAGGGTTTGTGCTTTTGTAGTGCTTGAGGGTGAGACAAGGAAAACAACTTTTGCTGCTGCTGCAGAGCCTTCTACGATGGCCTGCGATAGTGCATTTAGTGACTTCAAATCACCAAGGAATTCTTCTACTCTACCTCGTCCATAGTTCTCACCATCGACGGCGTTAAATCTAAGGACCAGCCAGGGTGATGCATCCTTTGGTGACTTACCATCACTGCCAGGAATCTTCTTACCAAAGACTTCCTGATGCCATACCCATCGATTGTTGTCCAGACGGACGTGAGTAAATACCTCACAGTCGTCTCCCATTAGTGAGCTGCCTCTCTTCTCTACGTCGTTAAGGGCTTTGCCTTGTGTCTCGACGAGTTCAGGTGGCAGCAGTTTTTTGTTGATTAGTTCTTTGGTAACAATCTCAATTACGTTGCCGTTGCCATCACGGTCTACAACGTAGCGGCTCAATGGATAATGCTTGACACCATCCTTACTCATATACAGCAGAGCATTGCCACCGACCACCAGATGCTTGATAGCTTGGTGAACACTGACACGATCTGTTGACGCTGCGATGGAGTCCATCACCATGCGTTCAATCTTAGAGAAGCTGAGGTCAAGTTCAGACCTGATTTCTGCTGGCAGCTCAGTGCCAAGCTTGTCATCTCTAATTTGTAGTTTGAAAAACGTGGTCTGTGGAGGCAGAAGAGCAAGCATCAATTTAGATGCAAGCGTCACAACTGCTTTGGCTCCCACGCTTTGCCAGGGTTGTATAAGAGTTTTGTGGGTCGGCCTCATCTCATCACGTTGGATGAGGTAAGGCAGTGTAAGTTCAGAGCATTGAACAGCTACGTCAAGAAACGTTTGGCGGCCACTTGTTAGATAATTGTACCTAGTTTGTGCGGTCATTTATTTAACCAAGGTTAGTTGAACCACCTGAGGTACCAGGCATATTGACGTTTGGATTCAGTTTGATGCGAAGCCTGCTCATGTTGGAACGTTTCCGTCCACGAACAGCCTTGGCAGTTTTGATACCTTGACTGGTATCGTCATAAGATGACTTTACTTGAGTTGGTGCATACATAACATCCTGACCAGGTTTCGGTGGCTCAGGAATCTTTGCAATCATCTTTTCCATAGATGCTTGCTGAGCCTTGATCATCCGGTCGGCTTGGGCTTGTGCAGCAGCATTGGCTTCGCGCTGCATCTTTGCATAATCGGGTGTACGTCTACGGCGACACATAGTTAGGGTTCCTTAATACGTTCACGTATCCAGTCAACGATTGAGCATTGACCAGAGCGATACATGATTTGGTTAATAGGTGTATCTGGGTTGGGCTGAACCGGAGGAAACTTATCCTCCAGCTCCTCCAACAACCTCTCCACAGTCAAACCAATGTTAAGCATATTGGGGTAGATCGTTGTTACTGTGTTCAAAAAAAGCTGGAACACGGGATGCCTTTGTAAAGGACAGCTCAGGAGCTTTGCCCTCATACATCAGACGATCACTGGAATCCATCCAAAATTTTTTATTCAAATGTTTGGTCGGGTTGTCTGCAGACAGAGGCTGCAAGACCCAACTCATAGTTGCCTTCCTGAGATTATCAAGAGAAGGACTGATGTTATACCCCAGCTCAGTATGAACCAGACTATTGGTAGCCACATGAATTTGTTCATCTCTGGAAATATCTGCGCTGACAGTTCTCATGCCAGCGTCACCAAGAGCGCGAAAGAGTGGTAGAAGAACGAAGAAAATCGCACGCTCGGCAACCATCGCTTTTGTGATCGTGTGATCTGGATGCGAAGTCCAAGCTTTACGAAGCCGAAAGGCTTCAGCCTCAGCCTTCTCATCAACCCCGTGAGCTGTGGCAATGAAACCAAGTGCGAGGTCATGCTTTTCTTCGTCCTTGACGTTGGACACGAGTAGTTCACGCGCCAACTCTGGTACTTCAGTGGCAAGAGCTTCATTGATAAAGTCTCCCACAGGCAGTTCCATGTGACGTAAGGCAAGGGCACGTTTCAATACATCGTGTGCCCCTTCCTTGATCGTACCAGCAGTTGTTTGTACTGGTGTCCATGTTCTTTTTCGTTCGATTAGTTTTTGATACGGGTTCATTCTTGACAGTCGCAGGTTTGTTCTTCATTAAGAATGTCTGCAAGGTACTCATCAACGTCGGACTGAAGCGCAGCATAAACATCTGACTTATCTTGGGTGTCTGGCATCACTTGCAAACTGTAGTAAAGGGAGGTTTGCGGAGATTCCAACCACTCTTCGATAAAGGCTTCGTCATATGTAACGACATCACTCCAACTATTGAAGCTGTACCCGTGAAGAAGTCCCGTGCGGTCGAGCATGGTCATGATGCCATCGGCAACACGCTTGTAGTTTGCCCAACCAACTTCTGATGCGATTTCTACATCGCCATATTCGTATGTCTCGACACCAAAGG